TTCGGGGCGCTTTTTATTTGGAGAAAGTAATATGTATTATGTAACTCCTTACAAAAACAACAACGGCGATATGGTTATTTGGCGACACGTTAAAAGACTAAAAGATTTCAAAGCCGATGAAGGTGTTGAGTATCTGGTCGCTAAGAATAAAAAAGAAATGAATATTAATGTGGGTAGCTCGTTGCCAATCTATATTGGATTGAATGGTGAGCTAAAGAAGTGTAGTAGCTATGCGTTGTATTTATTTTAGGAGGGTTTGGGAATGAATAGGTTAGAAGATCTTAAATTTTGGCGGCAGTTCTTCCGGGATCAGAAGGCCGAACATCTCAGATCTTATAGACGCTATAAGAAAATTTGCGGTGAAAATGATAGCCTAACTATGTTTATGAAGGGCTTTGCATCTGGGCACACCTCTATAATTTCTGTGTTAGCTAGTCTTATTGCAAAAGAGGAGGCTCAAGATTATGGGAACAGCTAGTATGTATGGCAATCAAGTCATGGAAGCAGAGCTTGACTGCCCTTGGATGACAACGGATGTTTTGATTGAGTTTGTACATCATGGTGACGAGGAAAACTTAGTTGAAATTGTTTCAGTTAAATCGCACGGAGTTGACATCACTAGCTGGGTCAACATTGATTATATGTTTGATCTTGTTCGTGATTACATAGACGAAGCTGACTACCATTGGTCAGATCATGGAGACTGATGCGATGGACAAAAGCCGTATAAAAGAATTTTTTATTCTTCTGCGTCACTCGCCTGAGTATTTGTATGCTTTGGTGATAGTGACTTTCTTTTCTATTGGCATTCTTATTGGTAATTATATTAAATCAGGAGAGATCTTTTGAAAAAATATATTCATGTCAATCAACATAAAATCCGTGCAAATAAGAAGCATGGTACGGACGAGCCTGTAATTACAATTAAAGCAGGACGTAGTAATACTTACTGTCACGAGGTCGAAATACTTGGTAACAGTGTGATAAAATATAGCGGCAACGGCAAGCCGATATTATCCTGCGGTGCGCGTGTTGTTATTGAAACCGAATCCGATGTAAAAATTGTGAGGTAACGATGAGCATTGATGACGCAACACCAGAAGAATGGGACAAGGCCAGATCTAAAACTATAACCGGAAAACTTTTCCATCCTGAAGATAAACATCATCCGGTTACTAAACCCCAGCACTACAACAAAGGTGGGATAGAAGCTATTGATTATATTAAACAACAGCTTGGCCCCGGCTTTGGAGACTATTGTGCTGGGAATGTTATGAAGTATCTTCATAGATTTAAATACAAAAATGGAGTGGAAGATCTGAAGAAAGCACAGGTCTATTTAAGTTGGTTGATCGAGGATCAAACAAAGTGAAGAAACTTCTTAAGCGTCTTAAACAAGACAACGAATTTTATTACTCTGATATACATGGTCGCAGGCATTATGCTAATGTTATGGCGGCAGGCTTGGAGCTTGCTGACTACTTCAAACTTAATCCAAAACTCTTTAAGTACTTTGCGTATCTTCATGATTCTTGTAGAAAAAATGAAGGCATTGATCCTCAACATGGTCAACGTGCGGCAGAGTATATTGAATCTGTGAAACATTTAATTGATTTGTGTACAGCAGAGCGTTGGATGTTGCAATCAGCTTGTGCTATGCACACATCTGCAAAACCGTGGGACGGACATAAATATACTTTGTTTGAGAAATGTGCTTTTGATGCAGACCGCTCTGATATAGGGCGTGTTTGTTTTGCTGTTGATCCAGCATATTTATTTACAACACGAGGCAAGGAACTTTTTACTGATGAATTTAAACAGGCTTGTGCGTAGCGCGTCAAATGATGAAGACTATTGTTCATATATAATAAAAGAAATTGATACTCGTCAATGGACAATGGAACAAATATTTAAATTATGGGAGGAGGCAAAGCAATCTGATCTAACAGTATCACAATTTATTGAACAACACAAGAGGAGTGAACATGAACTTTGATGACTATCAAATAGCCGCCGCATCAACGGCGCTGTACAAAGATAAGTTTTATCCGATTGCATCTTTGATGGTGGAGGCGGCTGAGTTATCCGACCTCTTTATCAAGCCGATGTTGCGGGGAGATAACCGCAAAGTAGAACGCCAAGATGTAATCTCAGAAGCCGGAGATGTGCTATGGAATCTTGCCATGATCCTGAAAGATCACGGGGTTGACTTGTCTGAAGTAGCCGCGTATAATCTCTCTAAACTCCAAAGTCGTGCTGACCGTGGAGTGATTCAAGGATCTGGAGGTAATCGTTGAAGATTATTAAAGGTAATTTTGGTAGTAATACAAAAAAATCTTTAAGTGAAAAAGTCACTGAAGGATTAGACACACTTCAAAAGTCTGAAAATACCGATGAAGTTTTAAGATATCCTTTTATTTTAATTGTTGACACGGGTGAAGACTTAAAAGTTGTGTCCGATGTTGAGATGGAAAAGTTTAATTTAATGATAGACTTAGTAAAGATGACTGTTCTTACTGGCAATTATGATTAGGGGGAGGTGTGGAGGAGGAACCATTTAATATTGAAGATGCGTTGTGTCGGGCATTTGTTATGGGCTTAGGTACTAGCCTGCCCTCACCACAAGCAATGAAGAATATGATTAGTTGGATTAATATTCAAGCTCGTAAAGAGCAAGAACAATTGTCAACTGATTATGTGTATAAGTGCATTCCGCGCTACATTACTTTTCTTTTTAATAAATCGTAGGAGATTTAACTATGGCTCTTGTTGAAGGTGTTGCATATTGGGCATCCGTTACTACACCAAACACAACTTACACTCCGGTGTATACTGTGAATCTTGTGGTGACTGATGAAGTCGCAAATGATTTTAGATCGCGTGGCTTCACAGTTAAAGATATGGAAGAAGGCCCTGCACTTCTTATCAAGCGTAAAGTAAACGGCCCTAATGGAATGATCCGACCAGCACCAAAGCTGTTGGATCAAAACAAACAGCCGTTAAATACCAGTGTTGGCAACGGCAGTAAAGTTAAAGTACAGTACAAAGAGTGGGAGTCTACTTGGAATGGTACTGTATACAAAGGCTTGGACTTTCAAGCTATGCAAGTGCTTGAGTTGGTAGAGTATGCCAGCCCTGACGGTGCAGAGTTTGATATTGTTGACGGCGAAGATGGAGATGAACTCTGATGTGGAGATACACACACGAGGACAAAACTTATGACGTTGAACTGTTGTCTGGCGAAGGTCAGGCAACATTTCAGCTTTTAGCGACTGTCCAAAATCGTATTGATAATTTTCAATCTGATCTTACTATTGCTCAAGCGGCGGCAGTCGCATTACACCAAAAGATGCAAGAGTATTTAGATGAATCTGCAATTGTCGAGGACAATGCTACGGAGGAATAAACATGGGCGACTTTGTGGCCTATCAAAAACCTTGTCCAAGTTGCGGAGGCAGTGATCCTGTCTCCGTAAATTCAAACGGTTCTGCAAAATGTTTTAGTTGTGGAACCTTTTTCAAAGACTACGAATCTGCAATGGGAGGCAACGTGGCAGACTTCAATAGCTTTAAAAGATCTAACGACAATACTCCCTTCACCAACAGCGTTTATCACGCACTCACCGACAGATCTATCTCTCTTGAAACCGCAAAGAAATTTGGTGTTCGTTCAGTCAAAGACGAGCAGGGCAATATTATTCAGCATCACTACCCTGCATACATTAACAATGAAGAAGTTGCTACGAAGGTTCGCAATGCAGATAAAACATTTACTTGGTCAGGCTCACCCAAGGGAACTGGCCTTTTTGGTCAGCAAGTGGCGCAGGCGGGTGGCAAATATATTACGATCACTGAAGGTGAATGTGATGCTATGGCGGCATACGAACTTCTGGGGAGTAAATGGCCGGTTGTATCTGTTAAGAATGGAGCACAGGGCGCGGCACGGGATGTCCAAGAAAATCTTGAGTTCCTTGAATCGTTTGATACGGTGGTTATTTCTTTCGACAACGACAAGCCCGGAAGAGAAGCCGCCAAGAAAGTGGCGCGTATTATCAAACCCGGAAAGGCCAAAATACTTACGCTCCCTGCTGAGTTCAAAGACCCTAACGAAATGCTCAAGCTGGGTCATCACAAAGCTTACGTTACTGCGTGGTGGGCTTCAAAACTTTACACACCGTCTGGGATTTTAAACGTCAGTGAAGAGCGTGAGAATTACAAGAAGCGTGAGCGCAAAGAATCTATTCCGTATCCTTGGAGTGGACTCAATGTAAAACTGGACGGCTTGCGGCAGGGCGAATTGATTACATTGACGGGCGGCACAGGCTTGGGTAAGTCTAGTGTTACTCGTGAGCTTGAACACTGGCTCATCACTAACACCAACGACAAGGTAGGTATCATTGCTCTTGAAGAGGATTGGCGTAGGACTGTCGATGGTATCTTATCTATTGAGGCTAATGCTCGACTGCATATTGACAGCGTTCGCGCTCAGTTTAGTGAAGAAGAAATCGACAACTTCTTTAATGTTCTTTATGACGGGCAAAATAAAAATCGTGTATTTGTCCACGCCCATCTTGGCATGAACGATGTCGATAGTGTCTTTAGTAAACTACGCTTTATGGCAATGGGCCTTGAGTGTAAGTGGATAGTATTTGACCACTTGCATATGTTACTGTCGATGACAACGGATGGTGACGAGCGACGAAATATAGACGCCATTATGCACAACTTCAGAACGCTGGTTGAAGAGACAGGCGTTGGCCTAATACTTGTGTCTCACCTTAGAAGGATTGATGGTAATCGTGGACATGAAAATGGTATTGAGACAGGACTCAATCACCTACGCGGCTCACAGAGTATTGCTCAGTTGTCTGATTGTGTTATATCTTTAGAGCGCAACCAGCAATCAGAAGATCCTGTTGAGGCCAGCACCACA